TGATGCTCTAAATGATGTATCAGATGCTACAGGTTTAGCCACATCAACTATACAAGGACTTAGCCAAGCATTTATAATGAGTGGCGGTAGTGCCGAAGGCGCACAAAATGCTATAGTAAAATTATATCAAAGTATTGATGACGCTGCTAGTGGTAACGACAAACTTATAAAATCATTTGAAAAAGTTGGTGTAAGTCTTAGTGATTTAGGTAATCTAAGTGAAGAAGAAATTCTAAATCGTGTTGTTACTAATTTAGGTAAACTTGGTAACAATAGCGAAGCAATTGGTCTAAAAATGGAATTGCTTGGTAAACAAGCAAGAGGTGTAAATCTTGAAAATGTTGCAAATCAATTTCAACGCCTTACAGACGAAGCAAAACTTGCAGAACCAAGTATTGCTAGCATTGGTAAATTATTTGATAACCTTGACAAATTCAAAGGTGATTTTGCAGTTGCATTAGGACAACAATTTGGTGGTTTATTATCTACATTAGAAAAACTAACAAGCAATACAGAAAGTCTCGCCAAATCATTAGCAGAATTGGTCAAGATTGTTACCATATTAGGTACTGCGTTCTTGATATTTGCTAAAGTATTGCCAGCAATAAAAAGTATGGGTGATGCTATGTTTGCTACTGGCGCAGCAGGCAAATTCTTTAGCAATCAAATGAAATATATTTTCATAAACTTGAAAAATTTACCTAAAAATATAGGAGCGTTTGTACTAAGTTTAGTTGGACTAAAAGATGCTTTAGCAGCAACAGCAGCAAGAGCAGGTGGATTACTAAGCCTCGGCGCAGCAATGCTAAACATATTACGCATTGGCTTACGCTTTGCTGGCATAGTTGGCATAGTAATTGGTGTTGCTCAAGCATTGAATTTTCTAATCAAAACTATTACAGGATTTGATGTGTTAGATTGGTTAGGAGAAAAACTAAGTTATGTTGGTACAAAACTAAAAGAGTTTGCTGGCTTATTGCTTGCTGGTGATACCAATTATTTCAAAGATACTGCTGAAGGTGCAACCGAAACAGCAGATGCATTAGAAGAAGTAAACACCAATGCTGCTTCTACACGCGATAGACTAAAAGAGATACGCGAAGAAAATGCAAAATTCTTAGTAAGTGTGCGCGATATTACCAAAGAATATCGTGAACAAAATATCGAAAGACTACAATTATTGGCAAATGATATAAAATATCTTTCCATGACTGAAGAGCAAATTGCATTAGACAAAAATAGAAATGAAGTACATAAAGAATTTGTAGATACATTAGATCAACTTGCTAAGAAACGTGCAGAAGCGATGGCTGACCCAAGTAAGGGTGCAGCAGTTGCAAATCAGATCGATGCCGAGATAAAAAAGGTACAAGAATCAGCAGTTATAACACAGACTGAAAGTGCTAGAAAAATCAAGGCATATTATGCAGTTTCAGCAGCAATAAAAGAACAAAAGGCTCAATTAGAAGATTTAGGTCGTGCGTTTGCACAAAGTGAAGCATTACAACAGTTAGAAGATGAGTTATCATTGATTGGCTTGACCGGTGATGCGTTAGAACAACGCAAAATTATATTAGAAGCAGAACGAGCATTGCGTGAAGAGATGCAGCGCCTAAGCATTTCTTTATTAGATTTAGAATTAGAACGCGCAAAAATCGGCGAACAAGCATATCAAGCAGAACGCTCACGTATCATGCAACAAATGACTGATGCGCAGGCATTATCAAACGCTAAGATAAAAGCATATGAAGATGAACAAAAACGCAGAACTGAGATTGATGCAAGTTACGCAGAAGGTGCTGCAAGAGCAATGCAAGATATTGCCGAACAATTCAAACCAATCAACATGGCACAAGAAGCAGTGCAAAAAGGTTTTAGTGCAATCGGTAACGCAGTAGATACATTTGTTGAGACTGGTAAATTCAAGTTTAGTGACTTTGCCCGTAGCATACTTGCCGATCTTGCTAAGATGATCGCTAAGGCAATGATATTCAGAGCGATATCAGGTATCGCTGGCGCATTTGGTCTAAGCATACCAGGATTAGCAAAAGGTGGTCCAGCAAAAGCAGGTCAGCCATATATCGTTGGTGAGCAGGGTCCAGAACTATTCGTGCCACAAGGATCGGGCACAGTTGTTCCTAATAATAAATTAGGTAGCAAGGGTGTAGCAAGTGGAGCAGTCAATGCTCCAGTCACAAACAATTATATAACAAACAACATCAATGCGATAGACGCTAAGGGCGTAGCACAGTTGTTTGCAGAGAATCGCAAGACATTATTAGGTAGTGTCAAGATGGCAGAACGTGAAATGCCATATATGGCACGATAATAGGAAAATAAAATGGCAGGATTACAAACAATCATTGACAAAGCAAATGGTCTAACTATAGATCGCCGTAAAGTAGTTGGCGTGCAGATTACGCGCAACGAAATACCACGCACTAGTTTGACACCAACAAAGCAACCATGGCGCTTTGTTGTTACTGTACCAAATAGTCTACGTTATTATAATAATCGTGATCTATTAGAAGAGATGGATCGACTAGATCGTTATCAACCACAAACAATTACATTCAGCAATAATCCATGCATATCATGGATATTCAGATATCAGGGCAGTATGAATCAAGGTCAAATTGGTAATCTAAATGTTATTAGTTTTACTGGCAATCAATTAGTGTTAGGTGGTGTACCAGGCATAGCAAGCAGTAGAGTATTGTTTGAACCAAACGATCTTATACAGATTGGTGCATATACATATCCATTTACAAGTACTACTAGAGTTCTTAGAGGCGGCGGTGCTACTGTAACTGTAACAACTAACAGACCAAACATCATTACAGGTGGCGTTGTTGGCAGTGGTATCACAGTAGGTAGCGCATGTACATTCAATATGTTTTGTCCAAATATGCCTACTTACAAATTGATACCAGGTGGTTATGTAAACGTCAATGGCACAACAGTAAACAATGCGCTAATTGAATTTAGTGATGACTTTACATTTTATGAATGGGTAGGATCAGCATGACACAACTTATACCTGAAGTAGGACCAAATGTTACACAAATCAATAACGCAGAATTTGTGAAAGTTGTTATATACAACGAATATGGTAATACTGCAAATACAACTACATTGACATTTAGTAGTTCATATAAAGAAGAAACAATTGGTAACGTTGTTTATACACCATTAGGTGGACTATTACAAGTTGGCGCACAGAATCGCAACTTGCGTGTTACACAGGGTGATACTACCATATCATTGAGTGGTATTGATGGTAACAACATACAACAAGTATTGAGTACAAAGATACGTGGTAGTGATGTAGAAGTATTACGTGGTTTCTACGACACTAATATGGTATTACAAAACACATACCCACGTTTCAGAGGTATCATCACAACTTACGCGATCACGGAAGAACGCGAAGGTAATACAGATGATTTCACAGTAAGCGTTGGTGCTGCTAGTTACAAAACAGTATTAGAGAATCGTGTTGCAGGAAGAAAAACAAATAAGGAAAGTTGGCAATTCTTCAATAATACTGATACTAGCATGAATCAAGTTTATGCAATATCAGGTGTGCAATTTGACTTTGGACAAGATCCAAAAGGTAAAGTTGTCATACCAGGTGGCGGTGGATTCCCACCAGGTGGAGGTGGCGGTGGTCGCCCAGGTGGTGGAGACACTGGACAAGAATACGACAGGTAAACAAATGAAAGTAAGATTAGCAAATAAATTCGATTTACCATATTATCTACACTTGGTGCATAAGATACATCAAGAAGAAACTATTGGTAGTTATAATGTCCCATTGCGTGATGAATATCTAAATAGTTTATTCAATACAATATTACACGGTGGTGGATTAGCATTAGTCATTGAAAGTGACTCAACAATTGGTATGATGATTGGCGTCATTAGCCCAAACGTTTGGAGTCCTGAAACACTAGTCATGCATCAAATATTATTGTATATCGATGAAGAGTATCGCAATACAAGGGCAGCACATATGTTGATTACAGAATACATCGACAAATGCACTGAACTAAAAGAACATAAGCGTATCAGTTATCATACAATCAGCGCAGCCAAACCAATGTTCGATATTGATTTTAGTCGTTTTGGTTACGATTGGATTGAAAAAACATGGTTGAGCGTGGAGTAAAATAATGGCACCAGTAATCGCAGCAGTAGCAAAAGTCGTAGTAGCAGCAATAGCAAAAGTAACATTTGCAGCAGTAGCAAAGTTTGTTGTCACTACAGCATTGAGCATTGGCGTCAGCAAGTTGCTTGCCAAACGCGCAATGAGAGGCGCAGCAGCAGGTGGCGAAGGTGGTGGTCGTATACAATTACCACCAGCAACAGATAACAAAATACCTGTAGTATATGGTACAGCATTCGTTGGTGGTGCTATCATCGACGCTATGTTGTCAACAGATCAAAAGACAATGTGGTATGTTGTAGCATTAGCAGAACATACAGATACAACAGTTGGTAGTGCCTATACATTTGGTAACATTTATTATGATGGTAAGTTAGTACAGTTTGGTACTAATGGTACAGTAACAGGCTTGATTACAAATAACGCTACTCCAGGCTCTGCACAGATTGATACAAGAGTAAATGGATATTTGTACATTTACTTGTTTACTAATGGTAGCACTAGTGGCGTAAACACTGGTGGTCTAACAGCAGCACAAATACTAAGCGCAGCACAAGGTGTTCCTGCAGCACAAGCATGGACTGCTGGTCAACAAACAATGAGTAATTGCGCATTTGCAATTATCAAAGTCAAATATAGTACTGACGCAGGTACAACAGGTGTAGGTGCATTGACTGCACAAATTACAAACAGTATTACTAAGCCAGGCGATGCAATACTTGACTATATGCAAAACACACGATATGGTTGTGCTATACCATTAGATCGTATTGACGCGACTGTAGTTGCAAACGTATTGACTGCCGGTAGTTTATTTGATCTAAACACATATAGTGATGATCTAATTGATTATAAGCCAGTAGGTTGGAATCCTGGCGATCCATTTAGTCAACAAGCAAGATATCGTATCAATGGTCCAGTAGATACTAGTCAGAATTGCTTAGACAATTTACAATTCTTAGTAGATAGTTGTGACAGTTGGTTGCAATATAGCGAACTAACTGGTAAGTGGCGTGTTGTCATGAACAAAGCATATGATCAAGCGCCAAACGCACAAGTACTCAACGACTTATTTTTAGTTGATAGCAGCAATCTAGTTGGTGGTATCGATATTAGTCCTATCGATCTAAACGAAACATACAATCAATTAGAAGTTGCATATCCAAATACAAACGTAAAGGATCAGACTGATTATCAGATAGTAGATTTGTTTACAGAGTTTCCTTCAGTACTCAGCGAAAATGAAGCAGTCAATAGATTGAACGTTACATTGCCATATGTCAATAATGCTGTGCAAGCAAAGTATCTTGGCGTAAGACGTTTATTCCAAAGTCGTGAAGATTTAGTCATCACATTCAAACTTGACTTCAGTGGTATACAAGTCGAAGCAGGTGATGTCATTCGTGTCAATCATGAGCAATATGGTTGGGGACCACTAGAAGGGAATCCAAGTAATCCAAGCAAGTTGTTTCGCGTAAACAGCGTAGCAGAAGAAAAAGATTTAGAAGGTAACTTATTTGCTGTTGTTCAAGCATTTGAATATAATGGCACAGTATTTGCTGATGACCCAGTACAAGATTTCGTACCAGAATTCAATACAGGTTGCTTAGACTGTAACGTAATTGATCCACCAGGTGATCCAGTCATTACAGTCAATCCTGTAGCAGCAGATGGTACATCTAGTTTCAAAGTTACAAGTCAAGTACCTGCACAAGGTCTTGTCATATACATGGACTTCAACTTTGGTAATACAAGCAACGTACAAGATCATAGATTATATCGCACAGTACAACAAAGTAATGGTGAAGCATATATCAATAGTGTTTATGCTAATGTTGACGTAAACGATTTACCAAATGGTGATTATTATTTCAGCGTAACAGCACGTAACAATACTTCAGGTAGACGCAGTAATGCTAGCCCATTATTCAATTGGACTGGTGCAGTCATACCTGATATTTCAAGTAACATAGCATGTAACGCAAGTAGTAGTGGTAATACAATTACAAGTGATCAAATTCTAAACATAGAAATTGGCGCAAACGTTGACATTGCAAATGGTACAGGTGGCTTTGCTGCGAACACAGTAGTAACAAGCATTATCAGCACAAGCAACGTATCAACAGTGTTTACTGTAGATCCTACACCAACTACGCCACTATCTGGTGCATGTATTGAAGTAATATCAGGTGGTTTAGGTGGCAACGTATTCAGACCAAATACAACACCAGGCAATACAATTGTAAGCAATAGTTTGCCTGGCAATACTATCATTGCAAATACGCTCAATGGTAATACAATTATTGCCAATACATTGAATGGTAACAGCATTATCGCTAATACAGTCAATGGTAACGTGCTAATCAACAACACTGTAGATGGTAATACCATAATCAATTATACAATCACTAGTAATAAAATGAGTAATACTGGTGTTGTTGCTGGTTGTTATACTAGCGCAAATATCTGCGTCGATGCTGCAGGTAGAATTACAAGTGCTGCTAATGGATCAGGTGGTAACGCAGCAGGCGTTATCGGTAATGATTTAGAATATGCCGGTGGTGGTGCACCTGCAAACGTTTGGGCAGGTAGCGGTCTAATCAATTTCCCTGTAAACATTGTTGCAGGTAGACAGTTTGAATTGAATCCAAATACTGGTGGTGTTGGTGGCAATACTTGGAGTCCAAGTTTACCAACAGATTATAATCCATGGTATTATGCTACAAGTAGCACAGC